CCTGTCGGAAGCGGCTGCGTTTCGCAGCTTGGCCCCCAGTTCCGCCAAAACGTCTTCGAGAGTTCCCAATCGATCGGCCATGCCCATTTCGACAGCTTTGGCCGCGTAGTACACTTTGCCCTTGCCGTAGGTCTCGCGGACGGTTTCCGCCGAGACATTCCGGTTCGTTGCGATCGACGCCACCATCATGGAATAGGCGTCGTCAACTCGCTCTTGAATTGTCTGCTTGGCCTGTTCGCCCAGCGGCTCCATCGCGTTGCCGTCGACCTTGTACTGCCCGGCGCGAACGATGGTTGGCTTGACGCCGGATTGTTCGTAGGCCCGCGATCGATCCATGTGAATCGTGTAGACGCCGATGGAACCGACCAGCGAACTCGGCGACGCCACGATTTGCGAAGCCGCCGATCCGACGTAGTAGGCCGCCGACGCCATTTCGTTAGTGACAACGGCGATAACCGGCTTGGATTCGCGGGCGGCTCGAACTGCCTGCGCCGCCTCTTCGGTCCCCTGCATGATTCCGCCGGGGCTGTCGATGTCCAACACGATCCCGCGAACGTCGGGGTCGGCAGCGGCGGCACGCACCGCTTGCGTGAACAAGGGAGTTGACGTGCCACCGCTCAATTGCGACATGAGATTGATTCGGGGCGACATGACGCCGTAGAGCGGAATGACGGCGATCCCGTCGGCCGTCAAGGCGTATTGCTCTTCGGAGTCATCGCCCATATCTATCGCGCGGCCTTCGACTACACCGCCGATGCGTTCGCGGATTTCGTCGGCCGTGAATTGTTCGCCGTGTGCCCGGAGGTCCAGTAGTTCCGTGATGTCGGAGAGCTTGGATTCCTCAATGCCCCACGGCACGGAAGTCAGTTGTTCCATCACACGGCGGACTTGATGCTTTTTCGCGGGCGTCTTAGCCATTGGCGGGCCTCTCTTCGGGTTTGCGATCGCGGGCGGACCCGGTTGTTCGTTCCGACGCGGCGGGACCGGCCGGCGTGGATGGCCGCTCGAAACTCAGCGGCACATTCAGCTTGTTGTAGAGGTCGAGTTCGCGTTTCTTCTGCATGGCAATTCGTCGCCAGTTGTCGCCGCGTTTTCCATTCTCGATTTGCAGAGTCGAGAGCCCGGCCCCAAGCCGCCCGATGGCTGAATTGGTTTCTGCCTCTTCGTCGAGCATCTCAAAGCCGGGCAATTGCAACTGGCAACGCGACCACCGCCGTGGCTGCTTGGCAAATTGCGTTGCGGTCAACGTCGAAAATAATCCGTAGCCCGCTGCTGCCTTGATGAAATCGCGTCGAACGACTTGCGACCAGTTGCGACCAAAGAACGCCTGCATCGGACGGAAGGAAGCCCGATCGTCGAGTTGGGCGGCACGGGCGGCGATATACGTCGTTCCCGTGTAGTCTCGCGTGATTCGGTAGCGACTGACCCCGCCGCCCATGCCGATCAGCATGAGGATCAGTTGCACGAACGTGTTTGCCTGGCTGTTGGGTCGGTTGCTTGCGACGATTGAAATATCATCCTCGCGGCCTATTTGCGAAACGATGCCACGGCCCAGTTTTACCGTGTTGTTGCCGTAGTCATCGGTGCCGTCGGCCTCGGTCCCGTCGCCAACAAAGCCCATGCCGCTGCCCGGCTTGCTGGTCTTGTGAACAACCGAAAACAGGCTGGCGATAATCGCCGATGTCAATTCGCTGCCGAGGTAGGTGTCGAGGTCTCGGGACGATTGAACGATCGCGTTGTAAAGCCCGATGCCGCGTGATTGGCTCGGTCGGCCCGGCAGACAGAAATGGAGGATTCGGTCGGCCGTGATTCGCGTACTTTTGGTGCCGATCGCGTGCGGATCCTGCGGGTGAACGTCGAATAGATAGTAGGCGACGGGCCGCCCGTACCGATCGACTTCGATTCCGCGTCGAATCTCGTTGGTGTTGCCGCCCGGCATTCGATCGATGCTGTCGTCAATCTGGTCGCGTTCGAGTACCTGATACGCCAGTGGAAGCAGCCGGCCGCGATCCGGCGACTGAACTCGCAAGACGAGCCCTTCGCCGGTTTCAAGCAATTCGCCAAACAGTTGCCGCTGCATGTCCTGGTCGGCGGCTTTGCACTCGAAATCGATGTCGCTGTCCCGGTACTCCTCAAACAGCAAGTCCGATTCGTTGTTGAAGTCGTCTTGCAGTTCGCCGCCGGCAATAACGTCGGACCACGTGCCAATGCCGGAACCGATGATATGGTCAACGAGCGTTCGCTTGAGTGCGACGATGGCCGGATCATTGCGGGCCAGGTCACGGATTCGAGCCGTCGCCAAGCCGATTGATTCATTGATGGCCGAATCGCCGGAATAGTTCAGCGGCACAAACGATTTGTTCAGCCGGGTAATGTCGCCCGATCGGAACGCGCCGCCCATGTCAACGACGGAGGGGCCTTGCACACGAACTAGCGGCGGACGCGGCCCGGCAATCATCTTGCCGAGTGCCCGGCGCGCTCGCGTGATGATCGTGTTTTTTCTGACCAGGTACGTCATTGCGGCTTTTGGAACATTTCAGCCCAACCGGCGGGCGCAAACAAAAAGCCCACGCGAGGTTTGCGGCCCCCGCATGGGCTTTTGTTTGCGCCGTTGATTCGCCCAGGTGCCCCCAGGCGGTCAACTGCCGATTGAATTGTCAAAGGTCAAACGTCGGAAATCAAACGTCGAACGGTTGGGCAAGCCGGAATGAACCGCTTCCGTCTTGGCTCGTTTCACTTACAAGGCCCGTTCGGATCGCGTAGAGCTTTTCGAGCGAAGTTCCTTGAAACCGCTTCTCTTGTTCGCTGTAGGATTCGTAGGCATCGCCAGCAAGTCGCTTGGCGATAACGGCGTCAATCAAGTCGAGGTGTTGCGCGGCAGTAAGTGCCATATCAACAGCTTCGCGTGGATTGCGTGCAATTGGAAGGGCAGACTTACAATGTTTGTAAGACTGGTTCGCTTTTGGTTTGGGCCTACTTTTGCTTTTTGTTGTCTCTAAATGCGAGAGGCGAAAGAGCAAGTCCCTGGCTTTCTTGACCTCTTCATTCACTTCAATCGACAGATTAACAATGTCGAGAAGCTCATCCACCGCCCGCCGGACATCGGCACGGCCGCTCCTACTGCGTTTTTTGTCGCTAGGCATCGATCTTACCTCGCTGAAAAATCTTCCGTCGGCTCCGGCTTCATCGACGCCCTCGGCCGCTGCTGCTTCACCGAAAAATCGCAATCCTTCTCCGGGCAATAGTACCGGGTGAAAACGGCGGTCGAGCTTCCGGCCGTGCATCGGACGTTATGGATTGGACAGAGCGGCGCGGCTGATTGCCGGCCAGCCTTTGCCGGCGAAGCCTCTTCGCGGATTCGGATGTCGCCCGACTCGCCGCCCGGCTCTTGCTCGGTTGTTCGCTCTCCCATCCGTTCTTCCCGCTCTTCGTTCTTCTTCGCCATGATAACGAAACTCCTTGATTCTTGACTAACGTGCTGAAAAATCCTCTTGTGAAAACTCCCTGACCGCAACGGCGTCGCTTGCTGTCACCGGGCCGCCTCTGTTGGCTCCCTTTGCTCCCTGCCGCCGTGAATCCGTCAACCACGGCCACCGGCTCGCGTCCCAGTCGCGCCCGACGATCATGTCCGCCATCGCGTTCGCGTAGACTTCGCAGTCCCAATCATGGTTCGCCAGGTCGTTGGAAATCAACTCCCACCGCGTTATCTTGCGGCCGTGCAATAGTTCCGTCTTGCGTTGCTCCGACGTGATTTGGCGGAGGTAGTCTTCGCCGCCGTCTGTTGTCAGGATATCGGACGGCAACCACCAAACGCCCGGCTGCCGGCGGTCGGCAATCCATCGGCTGGCGATTTCCGTTTTGTAGGCCCCAGTCTCAATACCCCAGCATTCAACGCCTTCGTCGTAAATGCGGCCGGTTCGTGCGTTACGCTCGGCTCGCATCGGCCGGTAGAGAGTGCCAGGTACAATCTTCGGATCGCCGTAGACGGCCACCACGCGGCCGCCGGGGTGATTCTTGACAAACGTGTCCGTGTCGGTCTGGCGGTAGCCGCGATCGATTCCCAGCAGCCGGACGGAGAGCGACGAATAGCCAAGCGGGTTTTCTCCGTCAACGTCCCACCGACGATTCAGAATCACCGAGTCGAGTTGCTTCAGGTCCGACGCCAAAGTCTCGCCGTCGTTGACAAGCGAATCCTCGTCGGCCGGAGCCGCCGCCCCGATCTTCGGACAGTAGCCCCAATCGACAAGGGCCGAGGTCTTCGCGTCGCCAAAGGCCCGCACAACCCAATACACGC